TCCTGAAATATTCAGTAAGCAGTTCATAATCTGCTTTACCTATTTGAATATTGTTATAAACATCAAATAAAATAATATCACCGCTATTCGTGTCAATATAGCGTTTCATCTTACCAAAATCAATATTACGGATTATAAATGAAACATCAGTTAGCAAATGATTTTCGACAATATCACAAAACAAGTCAAAACTATCTACTGAGTTAAAATCAATACCCTTGCTCCAAAGATATAGCCTTCTATCATATGGAGTTGAAATTATGTCAGACACAATGACCCAAAACTGTTTTTCACCTAGTTTTGACTCGTCTGAAATCTCGTCCAAAGTTGGGTTGTGAATTTCAAACTTGCCTAACATAAATGTTTCTTTTTTATTACGATAAATCGAAAGTTCATCCATAACTAATTGCCCTCACACGGATTTATCGTAAGTTCTTCACCTTGGAATATTAAGGTACGCCTTTTATAAACAGGTGACAAGTTATCAGGTACGTCTGAAATAAGTTGTATTCTGTTACCACTCCAACCATCTGAGTTGTTAAATAACTGACCTAATAATTCAGACACATAATCCATTCTTGTTTTGGAAATGCCAGCTTTGTTAAGTCTCATTTTATCTTGGTGACAAATTATTTGGATTATCATTTGAGGATAACCCTTAAATGCCCCCCATATTACTTTCGGAACTGAAATTTCAATGTTAAGGTACAGTTCTACATCAGTTTGAGTGTAAGGTATGTATAAAAAGGGGTATATATTAGAATACACAATATTTTCTAATTCTTCCTCGTCCTTTTCAAATAAATCTAATATATTATCTTGTGATAATATCATAGAAATAGCTTTATTTTTCCACTCCGATATAACAGAATTTATTGGCATTTTATACACCTCCCACTATATTAACTAATAGCTCAGACGAAACATCATCAACTGTACAAACCAATTTAAAAGAGCTACCAATTAAAGCACTATTGTTTAAACACTTTATCTTTACCTTATTTTCGTTTACTGTTATAATAACGAAATCTTTTTGTTTATCAAGTAATTTTAAAGACCAAATAACACTCTTATCTGTTTTTGCAGTAAATGTTTTTACTGTACCACCACAACGAATTTCTGCATTACCACTGTAAGATATTTCAACAGGTTTGGTTACATCATTAGGTTTAAAGTAGTCACATAGCATAAGGTCAATTCTATCTGTCTGCGGATTGTATTGACTCTCTGACAAGATAATGTGCATACATCTGCTATTTCCAAAAGAGAAGCTGACAGTATCAGGTCTAGTAATTCTATAAGGTGTAGGCTCTTTGTCATTATAATCAATAAAAAAACGCTTATCATGAGGAAAATATTTCGTTTCCTCGTCAAGCGAAATGTACATCATTAACTGATCGTAACCAATGGTAATTACTTTTGTCTCATTTGTGCCTGAATTATACTGTGAAGCATTTTGAATATTACACGGCTTATAGTGAACTATGCCGTTTTCGTCTTGCCACTTAATAACATAATTACACAAATACAAAATAGATTTTTCATACAGCTTGTTATTTGTAGGCTCGGTCAATATTAGCCAAATCTTATTGTTATATTTAATGTACTTATAGTCCGATATTGTACTAATATAAGTCAAAACCTGTCTTTGCCAAGCTTGTGTTGGCGTGTCAGGTATTTCGTTCTGAATTATGCCCTTTGTAGCAAATTCATTTTCAAAATTCTCACCGTTAAACACTCCACTGCACAGAATAATATCATCTTCAATAACGCTATCCTCTAAAACGTCATTGAATGACATTTCACTATCAAACAACAAGTCTTGTTTTTCAGAACCTTCCGTATAATACGGTTGCCGAATTAAATACCATTCTTTACTCATTCAACCACCTCAATTATACGCAGTGTCTTTCAGCTGCTCATAAAGGTCAACTATTTTAAAGTTCACCCAATCAATCTCAACTTTAGCTTGTCTTTTGTCACCCTCTGAGTTGTTTATTGATAAATCCTTAGAAACTATGTTGCTACGTTTGACAATTTTACTATATTGTCTTTCACAATAAAATCTCTTTATTGTATAGCCCAATATATTAACAACTATCTGATTTAAAACAATATCGTTTCCGTCAATATCAGTAAATATTCTTTTCTCATTATTAAAGTAAAGTTGACTAATTTGAGTTGAAAACTCGCCACAAGCCATTTTAAACCACTGAAAAACAAGGTCGTCACTTAACGCAACCCTTTCAAGAAATGTGGACTCAAAAACAGCGACCACATCTTCATAGGTAGTAGCCATTTTAACCACACCCTTTTCTAAAACTTATAGCCTGAAATATTTTCTATTTCGTTACGCTTATAAACTGCCACATTGTCAATTCCAACTTCTTTGGCAAGTGGAATAATCATTTTCTTATCGCCTTCAGTAACTACAAGTCTTGAGAGTTCAGCCATAAAATCGGCTTTATTGCTAATGCCAAGAAGTGCCTTTACACTGTTAATATCAAGAATAACAGGTTCATTATTATCATTCTCGTCAAGTGAAAAAACGTATCTTCTTATATCCTCGTCAAGAATTTTCAGATAAGCATTATTGCCAAAGCCATCAGTACCACAGAACATTCCATTACCTTCCTGTATCTGAGCCATAACCTCTCCAACATTAAGCTGTGCAAATTTCTTTGCATTTGGTGGAATAGTAATATCTCTTTGTGTTTCCACAGCCCTAAAACCCAATTCCCAATTACGAGTGTTTTCAAGAAACACTCTATCGGTAAGCTGAATTTCCCTTTTAGACTTTACTTCTGTAATATCGTTATTAATTGTGGCAGTAGTTGTATTTTTTCTTACATTTGCCAAATTTTTAATCTTCCTTTCAAATATAATAATAATGTGGCAAGAGCTTACACCCTCGCCACATCAATAATTATTATGTAATTAACCCTGCTTTGTAAGCAGACCAATTTCAAATTCTCTACCCTTTACAACGTCAGCACCAAGCTCCATATCGAAACGTGTCTTTACCGTACCTGTCTCAACATCATTGCCTGTCATAGTTGTAATACCGCCACGTCTGAAGATATTTATTGGAGAATTTGCTCCCTGTGCAATAAACCACAGATCGTTTGGATTGTAGTATGTGTCAAAACCTGACTTGTCAGCAAGTGGCTTTGTGAAGTTATATGGGTTCTCAAGTTCAATAAGAGCTGAACCCTTATAGAAGCCATTCAGACCCGTTCTAGCAATCTCATCTACCTGTGTAGCGTTGAAGAATGGGATTGGTGTAGAACCAACTGTCTTATAACCGTTCCAATCGCAGATACCAGAAATAAGTGAGAAATCACCTGCAATACCAACCTTGCCGAGCTTTCTAACCTTATTTATCATACCGTCAACCTGTGTCTGAGTTGGAGCAGAGTCATACTCACCATAGAACTTTACATATTCAGTATTATTCTTCAGTGCAGACTTGATAACATCAAATACATAAGCAACACCCTTGTTGTTCATGTCGGTCTGTACCTGTGCCATTTCCTCTGCTACAGTACCACCAAAATTACCAGAAGCAAGCTCACGATAATCAATAGCCATACCAGAAGATATTGTCTGAGTTACGATTGGGTACTCTACCCACTTTCTACCTGCAAAACTTACATCAGAACCAGAAGCCTGAAGCCTAGCATCAAGACCCTCATAAGAATAAGTCTTAACTCTTGGCTGCTCATCATAGCCAATCTCACGATAGTTACCAAGGAAATTAAATACCTTTGTTGCCTCAAGAAGCCTTGGCTGTATAATATACTTTACAATAGTATTAATCTCTGCAACTGCTCTGCTATCGCCTGCAAGTGCCTGCTCACCAAGCTTTGAAATTCTTGAACGTACTGCGTCTACCTTCTGACCGTACTTTGATGTATCTTTGCCTGCAAAAAGAGCAGAACAAATCTCAGCTACTTCGTTGAAAGCCTTTGCGTTCTTGACAGCAACCTCAGACTTATTCAGATTATTAAGTTCAAAAGAAGTATTAATCATTATTAAAACACCGTCCTTTATTTTACATTCATTAATTAAGCGTGTACAACGACTCTAAGTCCGTTACCGCCGAAACTTGTCTTTTCCACAACTTCAAGATACTCTGCATAATCAGAAACATCAGCACTCTTAGCCCACTTACCATCAGTACCAACTACAAGCTTGTCACCTACTGCGAGTGTATCATAAGCTGTTGTTACAACTGCATCGTCCATATCAAAAAGATGTCCTGCAAGAGAAGCAAGAGTAAAAATGCGTGGAAACTCACCAACCTCAATTCTATAATCATTTGGAGTGAGTGTCTCAGGCTTATCAATTCTGTTCATTACAACTGCAAGACCAGCCTGCTTTGCTGTTGTTGCGGTTGGCAGAGCAACAGCCTTTGTTTTAAGATCATATGTAACAGCCATGCCGTTCTCAAGAACAACAGGTGTCTTGAGATAGCCAAAATTCTGTGCTACCTTGAAATCACCAATATTTGCAAATTTAATCATTTAAAATTCCTCCAATCGTATTTTTTATACAAACAGATTATCAATATCGAGTTTGTCATTCTTATCGTCATCGTTGTCAGTATCTACGCAACCAAATATGTCAGCGGCAAAATTGTTCTGAGAATTAATCTCAACAGCCATTGCCTTTTCCTTCTTCTTTGTCTCAGCACCAATGCAAGCGTTGATTTCTGTAACAATATCGTTTACCTCGATACCACAACCCATAGGATCTGCGTTAAACTTGTCAAGCTTATCCTTAGCCATGTTCTTTTCATCGTCTGAAAAATCTCCAAGAGCTGAATTGAGTTCTGCAATCTTTGCAGACTTTTTAAGTTCATTCAATTCTGCTTTCATTGTTTCAACGAATCCGTTAAGTTCATTAATCTTCTCGTCTTTCTGACAAGCATTTGTTTCGGCTGTTGCCTTTTCATCTGTAAGAGTTGCTATCTCGGCATCTTTTGTAGATATAATCTCATTCATTTCAGCAATCTTACTCTCATAATCTGCATTTTTAGTATTGAGTTCAGTAATCTTGTTCTCAACAGCAGAAATAATCTGATTAAGTGTCTTTTCGTCCACTTTTTCGTCCTCCTTTGTTTTTTGATTTAATTCTATCAGTATTGCACTATCGTCACTTGGCTCGACAGTTAAAATGCAATATCCACTATAGTCATAAACTTTTGGTACTCTACCCTTTTCGACAGGCTCTCCGTCATACACTATTTTATTTTTGCCCTTACCAACAAATTCAACAGAACCATATATTGTATCACCATCATTAATTTTGTTTTCAAGCCATTCAACAAAATGTGGATAACGTTGCTGATTAATATAACCCTCGGCAATAAGAACTTTATGTTTCTCACCATCAATCTGAATATCTTCAATAGACCAACCATCAGCAGAACCTACTTGAACAGAATTTTCAAATAATGGCATATTGCCGTCTTGACCTGTCATTCCATGATCGTATGGAATATCTTTTTCACTATCCAAAAATGTTGCACAAATAGGCATACCAATAATACTATCTGCGTTATCTCTAACATATTGCTCATTGTAACTAACACCATTTTTGTTATAGTGATTACGGTCTTGATGAATTTCGTGCAGTCCCAACTTTACACGTCTGCGACCGTCCGACCTCTTTGCTTCGCTTATTTCACAATGAAACACTAACTTTCACCTCTTTTCTGACATAAAAATAAACCTAGTCACTAAACGCAACTTAGGTTTTAGTTTGTTGTTGAAGGTTTTGGTTGAGCATTTCCATTTAGATTTTCGCTCATTATGCTATTTTCGTTTGTCTTTTCAGCTACCTTACTTCTACCACCATTTGAGTGGTCTGCATCACTTGGGTCGCTATCTTTGCTACTCATGGTATAACTCGTCTTATGCGTTGGATATTTATTTTCCCAATCATTATCCAGTTCATAATCCATAAGTGACAAGTATACATCGCTATCCCAACCAGTGCTTGCGATCCAAGCCGTCAAAGACCCCTTACCTCTAGCATAAAGGTCGGTCATATATTTAACCTGTTTATCTCTATTTACAAAAGTAACAGGTAAAATAGCACACTCCATATAAAGCTTTTTATCCTTAATGATATTGGCGTTAATACATTTATTTAGTTCCATAACAAACATATTTATCCAATCATATACATTTCCTGCAACCAACTCCAAATTCAGTGTTGCAACAGCATAGTTTCCTGTACTATTACCGTCAAGGACACTACTAGCAATACCCAAATCGGCAGGCACTTTCGATTTATTGGCATTTTCATTCTTTTCATCAAAAATAGAAGTGTCAACTTTTATGTCATTTAATTTTGTACCTGCGGCAAGCGAGAAAAATGACTTGCCATATTTATTTTGTCTTGTAGTAATAGCTTCTTTAACTACCTTATGTTGGTTTTTCTGCTGACTTTCCGTCAAAGTACAACGTCCGTCTTTTGCTTCAGGAAATGTTTGATAAATAATTTGATTGTTCAACTGATCTAATACATTCCGCTTTGTAGAAGTGAAATAATCTGCGTATAATACATCGTCCAACGCACAAATCATTAATGGCACACCATAAGGATTAATAGCCTTACAGTTAATTTTTGTCACCATTGTATTATCATTATTTAAAACTTTCCATGGCTTAATATTATTGTGAGTTGAATATTTACTATACGCTTCTCGAATTTCTCTTGGAAAAGCCTGTAGTTTTCTTCTTTTGTCGTCTTCTGCCATATCGTCAAAGTATCTTAAATCAAAAGCAACAATAGGTGAACCATTCTTTCTGCCAACTATACGGCAATAGTCAACAGGCAGATTAATAACAGCACATTTAATCCCCAATTCATTAATCTCTACAATGTTTAAAGTATCAATATCATCAAGATACTTGTCAGCAAATACGGACTTTGTAATCTCAAAGTATTTAAAGTCCATTCCCTCAATCATATCGTTAAACAAATTATCTCGAATAACTTCCTTATATCTTATTGTGTCAAGAGTTTGTTGCATTAGCTGTCTTGCGTTTTCAAATTTCTTCTTGCGTTTAGTTTTTGACTTTGAATAAACCACCTTATCTAAAGTGAACATGGTTTTAAGATAGTTGAT